GTGCATCGGGGTGTCACCGGAACCAGTTACATCAAGTAAGTAACTGGTTCCGGTGTGTACCCGTGCGCAAATCGTTGAGATATCTGAAAAAAAAGATCGCCGCAAGCGGGCGATCAAAGGGATCTTAAAGGGATGAAAACCATCCCTTATATGAGTTATTAGTAATTACCCGTTGTTGTCAGAAACAGACGGTTTAGGATCGGCAGATGGAGTCGGCTCAGGAGCTTTAGGCTCTTCAGGAGCAACAAAGCCAAGATCTTCAAGCTTACTCCTCTGCTCAGGGTCATTGAGCGCCTGAAGAAACTCAGATGGAGAATTATTGAAAGACGAGCGAACATGAGACGGAAGGCTTTCAAAGTATTCAGTTGCACGAGCAACAGCATTCTGCGCAGTCTGAAAATCTGTGACGTCAGAAAAGTCACCGAACTGAATTGGGCGCTTCGGAGAAAAAGGATCAGTCAAAAAGCCTGTCTCAGCATACTTCTGAAGAATATTGTCGATCATAGTCTCATCTTTAAAGTGCTGTTGAGTCATCGACGGTTCAGTAAAGACAATGCCTTCGGCAGTAGCATTTGTGTGATTAATTTTGAACTTCATATAAGCTCCATATAAAAAAGTCCTCGCACTACGCAAGGACTGATTAGAAGAATCTCCGTATTGCGGCCGCGTCTGTACTTAGACTTCAGCCTTAGCAGGCGCGGCCGCTTTGGGGTCCTCAATCGCAGAAACGAAAGCAGTCGCGGCGGCAATCTGGGTCGGAGCAGAAGCTACAAGCTCTCCAGTCTCATCAGAGTACTGACCGATCTCATAAAGAAAGAAATCGGCGGGATGCTGACCAACAGTCGTACGACTATCACGAGCGAGATCAGAGAAAGACCGAGATGCATCAGCTACAGAACGGCTGAAGAACGGCGTATTAAAAACCTGAAGTTTAGAGTCGAAAACGGAAAAAACCTTAAGGATCATGATTGATTCTCTTCCATAACGCGTCTGAGTTTAGCGGCTTTCAGTTCTTGGACGCGTTCACGAACTGAGAGACGTTGCGGCGAAGCTTCGCCAGTATCTTCAAAATCACGACCTCGCTTTTCGCGAAGACGCTTAATCTCTTCATAACGAACAATATCAGAACGCTCCAACAACTTATCAAAATAAGCTGGAGGATTCATCATAATCTTCTCGCTAAGAATAAGTCGATCATTAGTATAAATATCAGTCATGTACTTTTCACAAAAGTCATGACCAATGCCAGGTTTAAGCGAGCAATGACAAAATTCAGCAACCTTACCGTCGTAATGCTCAAGCTTCAAAGGACCTGTAATTTTCTTCGTAACATAACGAGCAACATAAGCGGCAGTCTCAAAGTTGACTGAACCAATCGAACTAAAGCCATAAGGCCAAAGTTTCTCAAGCGTACGGCTACGATATAAGTTATTGCCTCGACGAATCGACCAGAGCTGTTTATCTACAAAAGTAACGCCAAAAATGATGGCGTGATAGTGAGGACGGCCAAGCTTATCGCCATATTCACCACACATAAAAAAGCGAAGCTGTTGACCAAAACGACTCATGAAGTACTTACGCATGCGCTTCATGAACAGCTGAAAATGCTCGTAATGAAGTGAGCCATCGGCAGGCAAATGAGCATCATCATAAGTCAGCGTAAGAAACATGTTGTTCTTATGTGACTTAGCTTCAACAACACATCGAGCGGCCCATTCACGAGACTTAGAAAGCCTGCAACCAATACATTGGCCGCAAGGAATTTTGAACTCAGAAAAAGGAATAGCTTTAGACGGATCAAAGGTTACAGCGTTACGAGTACCGTCTTTAGTCTTAGATCCGGCAAGTCGATAAGCCGTTATCGGGTGAAAGCAAGGCATTTTTCCAAACAGGCAATATGAAGCTCACGAAGAATCGTCTCACGAGAAGAACGAGAACGAACCTGAAATGAACAAAGAGCGACCCAAGGGCGATCGCGATAAAGCGTCCAAGTCACCAACTTGCGACGACCAACGTAGCTTTCCTCGCCAGGAATGAGCCAGCAGACGCCAAAGTCTTTGAGAGTCAAACGAAAAGCCGCAGTAGCCATAGCGAAGTTCCAAATGAAATTAAGATGCTCAAAATGATAACTATGACGACTGCGACAGGTAACAAGGGTTAACGCTTAAATGCGGAAACCGCCGCGCATTGGCACAGCACGAGCATTCAAAGTCTTCGTACGTGATGCACCTTTACGGAAAATACGCTTAGATGCCTTACGAGAAAGCTTATGACGACGACGAGACATATAAACCTCACTTTTTAAAAAGTTTCTTAATAGCCTTAAAGGCTTCCCAAATAGCTGAACCAGAGTTCAGCAAAACATTAACGAACTTAAGGATCGTATCTATCATTTCGCAAGACGAGCGGCACCAACAGCGGAGTTAACAACTGGCGCAGCAGTTCCAAAAGGATTAAGCAACTGCATAAACTGACCTGCTTTCCAAGCCGCAGGATTCTGCTTCATATAGTCAAAAACCATCTTATTCCGCTCAGTAGCCAAAGCAGAATTCTCAGTAGCATTCTGAGCTTGCTTCAAGGTCTCATCGTATATGCGATTCTGCCAACCTTGACCGACAGCCTGAGCATAAGTGAGTGTTGAGGCTTCTTTAGCAACTTCAGTCTGAGCTTTCTTAAGCTCAGTGTCCGCAGCTAAAGCAGAATTCTGAACTTCAACCTGCTTAGCCTGAGCTTCTTTAAGTTCTTTATCAGCACCAGAGTGCATAGCACCAGCAACGTCCACCGGCTCAAGTACCGGAGCATTACCAGAAGCGCCTTGACCGCCAGCGGAAAGAATCGGATTGAGACCTGCCTTACGAAGATCTTCGACTTCCCATTGATGTCGATTCTTCATAACCTCTTTCTGATGCTTCCAATTGACATAAGAAGCCAACGCAGAACTGCCTAAATTAGCAACCGCACCAGCGGCTTCCGCCCAACCGAATCCCATATCACTGTCCTAAAGCAAAAATAACTACCGTACCAACAACGGCAAGCCAAATAACTAAAGCCATAACAACTCCTTAGAAGTGATCAACCAAGCCAGGCACTGAATACACAGGCATCGGACGAGCACACTTCAAACGAATATACGAGTCAAACAGGAACTGCGGCTCATCCTGAACAGCAATTACACGCTCCACGGGCGGAGTATCTTGAATGAATTGCGACGAAAGAGTCGGCAACGAAGAAAACTTCTGAGCAAGATGCCAACTGTCAAGGGGCTGCGGATCGGTCGAACGGAACTTACCAGTGATCTGTCCAGGGTAATAGCGATACTCGGCATAACGTTCCTGATAACCAAAAACCTTATCGTCGTCAGCAGTACCTTGCGCGTAGATCTCTTTGTTGAGAACAGCTTGTTCGCCAAGATGGGCGAGCACAGGCCAATAGAAGTCAAAACGACCTTGACGGGACCACATGCGATTAAGACCCTGCTGATACGTCAAATCAGCACGGACATTCACAAAGCCAAAGACGTAACCATGCTCGACAAAGGACTTCGAGAAGCCATGGAAACTATCTGAGACTACACCGTAAGCAGCCAAATTACCTTGCGGCGTCGTCTCATTCGTAGAAGACGTCTGCTGGACAGGATTGATCGAAATACGAGCAGACGAACCGCCGAGATACTCAGGACGCTGGAGACGTGCATCAGGCGAGATCACACCAAAGTGAGAGCGAAGAATTTCTGTATATCGCGTACCACCGCGAGCATCGCGTTCATAGAGCTTTTGGACCTGGAAGGCTTGGCGGAGGTCGTTGATTGAAATTGGAACAGCAGATGAAAGATCAGCTTTGCCAGAAAAGCCAAAACCACTAAGGTCACCGCGCGTAGCAGTAACATCAACATTACCTCGAGAGGTTTTAACAGAAAAATCCGGAGATAAAAAATGAAACTGACCAAAAGAAGCTTCTGTCGAATTACCAGTTGAAACCGAAAAAGTTTCTGGATAGAGTTTCAAAGAAACTGTGGAAGGCTTAACAGTAGCTCCGTTTGTCGCCGTCATATTATAAGAAATTTCACCTGGCCAAGAAGATATTGACCCAGTAACATTAGCACTACCACCAATAGAAATTTCAACGCCGGGCCCTTTTTGAGGCCAAGGCAGACATGATGTGAAATAGTCGTGACGCTTGCCACGACGAACAAGACCATAGTCAGAAAGATTATCTGGACCATCACCAGTCGGAACTTTCAAAGATTCCTGAAGATTCTCGTCTCTAAACCACTCATTGAAAATAAGATTGTAAGCGCGGAAAGGAAGCGCATTTACTTTCAAAGCTTCATTAACATTCGTCGGAAGACCGAAATAATCCCAAAGCGTTTGATTCTGAACATTCGTACCAGAAACCGTAGGAATCAAAAAGTCCGTAGAGTCAGCGGGATTCTTCTGCTCACCATTGAACTTCTGCCAATTATCCCAAACGAGGCGATTGGGAACAAAGAAGAAGAAAGTCTCCAAATAAAGATTATCCATAAACGGAACAATTGGAGTAGCCAAACGAGCAAAGAGCGTAGCAGTCAGCTTAAAACTATCGCCAGGAAGTACTTCGTCAACGTAAAAGGGTACAAGATAACCAGAATTAAAAGTCGTCTTATATCCATGAGATCTGTCAAAAACAGATCGAGGAATTTGCGTTGAAGGAATCTGAGAAAACAGATGCTGAGTAGAACGATTAACTGATGACATCTAAAAATCCATAGCTATAGATAACAAAAAAGGCGACCAGTTCAGAAAGCCCTCTCATCGAACCGATCGCCTTACGGCTCTAAAACCAAAACTCAAAAAGCTTTATCACCGTAGGGCAAAGCATATACCACAAAGCAAGGAGAAAGCAAACATTCGAGCAACGCGTTGGATACCCGCACGTGCATCGGGGTGTCACCGGAACCAGTTACATCAAGTAAGTAACTGGTTCCGGTGTGTACCCGTGCGCAAATCGTTGAGATATCTGAAAAAAAAG